CCCCCTGCCATGGCACAGGCGACCACCGCCGACTGTATATCGCCACGATAACCGCCAATTGGGTCAAGGCGGTCATAGGCTCTCCACTGGGCAAACTCATGGGCGGTCATCGTGCGTTCTAGCTCGCCCACTGTTTTACCTAAATGTCCTGCCAATCTAAATAAAAAAAGCCGACTTTTGTCGGCGATTAGTTTTTTTCGTGTTCGTCCGTGTCGGTGTCCAAGCCATTTAATTTGTTGATTTGTTTAATAACTGACAACATCGCCTTAAAATTAATTTGGTTAATGCTGTCCAAATCATCAAGGCTAAATAAGCGATTGCCTTTTTCATCACATACCCCAAAGATAAAAGACAATGCCATGTTATTGCCTTTTTGCTGTTCTAAATGCTTGGCGATTTGTTCTTGTTCGCCCACGCTGATTTGGCGGATAAAAATGTCGCCATCAAATTCAGCGATGTTGATTTTCTTTGGCTCATTGATGGCGGATAGACCTGCCAATAATGCACTTGCTAATGTTGCTACTTTGCTCATAATATATACCTTTTAATTTATTTAAAATAAATCAAGCCATTTATCATTAAATGGCTTGATTTTGTGGGTTTGGGTTATTTAATTAACCTGTAACTTTGGTAACATCGCCTGTGATGGTAATTGTACCAGTTTTGCGGATTTTCTTTTTTTGGTCGCTGTTATCGGTGGTCAGCTTTGAGATGATGCCCTTAAATTGACGGGACTCGCCTGTGGCAACCACATATTTTAACTGCCAATGTAACTCTTTACCGCCCTCAAAACTGGTTTGAAGTAGCTGGTGTGTGGTGTCTTTGGGGTCAAGGGCGTATTCAAATTCAATCTCGCTTTCCTCCTTAAAATCAATGGGGGCTTTGACGGTACGGCGGTCATCGGTAGCGGTTACCTCATCCAATACCTTCTCTTCACTTGGGTGGTCGCATTTGGACAAATGCTCTATTTTTTGGTATTCGTTACCGTCTGCTGAGACATGAAAAGTAAAAAAGCTGTCAGCAAGATTTTCTACAACTTTTGCCATGAGATTTCTCCTATTTGGCGGTTTAAATTAAACTTCTAAGGTTTGCCAAAAACCATATTCAATGATAGCTCTAAACAATCCGCTCTCATTATCACGCATATATCGCACACCGTGATAAATGGACGGTTTGATTTGGTCTAATTGATTGATGGTTTTGGCGGTTAATGATAAACAGTCATCATAATTATGATGATAAACATCGATTTGCACATTTGCCCACTCATGCCCTGTGATGCCGTCCAAAGTATTATCAGGTTCGGTGCTGATGATTTGGTAGATAATATAAGGCGAATTGTTTGGGCTATGCTCTGGAATAAATAAAGGATAGCATTGATTATTTACCAATGGGGCTAATTTTTCATATATGAGTTGGCTGGCGTTCATTTGACAATCTTATCAATTTCATCTTTTAAGGTTTTTGCAAAAGCATTGACAGCGACCTGCACATTTTTATCAAAAGCAGGGCGTAAAAACGGCACGGCAGGCATTTGACTTGTGCCATATTCCAAAAAATGCCAATAATTGGGGTATTCTTTTTGTTTTGTGCCTTTGCCCACATAAATACCCATCGCCACGCCATGGCCACCAAGCTCGCCCATTTCTCGTTTTGGGACTTTACGCTTACGAATGGCAGAGCGGAGCAGTCCACGCTGAACAACAACCCTGCGACCGCCATAGACAATCATCGTATGTGGCTCAGGGGCAACAGACGCATAAAATTTGGCATCTTTTCGCATTGGGTTTAGGGCGTGATTTAAGGCTTTGGATAGGGCTTTGTCTTTCATTTTGTCGTCAAGCGTGGCAATGACTTCGTCTAGCCTATCTAAGCCTTGAATTTCAATCTTACCTATCATTGCTGACTACCCTTAACGCCAATGTCAAATATTCCTTACCACTCCCATTATCAGCCAGTGGTTCGCCAACTATCTCATACATTCGCCCAGCATACTGAACACGCATGGTGTGATCAATATCCGTGCGGTGGCGGATTATCGCTCGTGCGGTGATTTGGCTGTCCTGTGCTTGTCCTGCAATGATGTCCTTAACCGATAAAGGGATAAACTGCCCCCAAAGGGTCAAGGCATGCTCCCATTTATCCATCTTAACCGCCCCTGTGGCGGAGCGTGTGGCACTTTGGCGGTAGATTTTAAGTCTGTGGCGTATTGGTGTGGCTTTCATTGGTTTTCCTCAAATCGTTGGCATGCGATAAGGGCTAAGCATTTGGCGGACAGGGGCAGGCAGATAGTTACCAAATTGTCCCCCACGCTCACCGTTTCGGTTGTCATCAAGATAGCCCACCATGAGCAGTGTGGCAACTTTTAGGGCGGGCAACATCTCGTCTGTAATGTCGTCTGTAATGTAGTTTTTGACCGCTGTTTGTGCTGATTGTAAATAAATCGTCAAAATCTCATCATTGGCGTCATCATCGTATCGCAGATGGTGTTTGACTTCATCAAGTGTGGCAAAATCTGTCATCACTTTTCCCCTTGATTTTCTTTGTCGCCTTTATCTAAAACCGCCCGAATGCGTAAACGGGGCTTGACTGTCTTTTGCGGTTCGGTAGGCTTGGTTTTTGGTGTATTGCCAAAAGGATTGTCGCTATTATCTCGTTTTGCTAAGGCTGACAGACTGTAATTTTGCTGTTGCATGAGTGGCGACTCCCCACCGACCACAGGGGGCAAGCCCAATGTGGCACGGGCTTCATTGGGCGATAAAATGCCCGAATGTGTGCCTTCTTTGAGATAGAGCATTTGGCTCATACTGTCCATTCGGATTAGGCTGGTTAGGTCGGCAATGATTTCCGTGCCTTTTTCTAGCCCCAAATGCTCATCAAGCAGATTTTCAATGACTTCTATGTAATGCTGTAAACAATCCGAATAATAAATCTCGTTCAAATCCGAGACTTTTTGCCCTGTGGCGACCACGCCAAGCCCGATTTTAAAGGCAGGGATATGAAACACCGAGCAGACGATTTCAGCGGTCATTTTAAGCTGTTCTAGGGCTTGGGTGTCGGCAGATGATAGGCTAATCTGCTCATATTTCGCCCCATCGCCTAGCACCGCCACATCGCCCCTGTTTGCCCCTGTGTAGCGGTTACGCCAGTTGGTGCGGATTTCGTCCGCTTTGGCTTGGTTAATGGCACTTGGCACAGACAAAATGCCAGACGGACGGCTGTCATTTTTAAACAAAGTCGCTTGATTGCCTTGAATGGCAAGCCCAACCCCTGCCGACACCGCACAGGCACTAATCGGCGATAAACCAACAAGCGGATGATAAAAGCAGTTCATGCGGTCGTGTATCATTTCAGAGGCTGGCACAGTGGTATCGGTTAAGCCGTACAGCTTATCGGTGCTGATTTGATAAAACACCTCGCCATCATCGCCCACCAAAACCTTGACACAGTCAGGGTTTAGCACCCAGAGACAAAACACATCGCCAAACAAATCTCGCTGTTTTAGAATGTAGGCATTGCCCCTAAGTAGTTTGGAAGTTATCCAGTTCTCGGCAAATTGTTGCCAAGTTTGGTGGGGATTGGGTTTTTTAAGTAGTCTTTGGGCGTGCGATTTGGTGGGTAAAAGTACGCCATTTTGTACCGATTTTGTGTCCATTTTAAGTTTGCCAATATCAGTGGCAATCAGGCTCACACACGCAAACACCGCATGAAAATGGGTCAAATCGGTGCGTTTAAGCTCGTCATTTTTTTGCCACGCCCCTGTGTAGGGTTCACTCACGATGGGTAGCCAGCCGTCACCATTGTTTGAAACGGGGGTAAGTGATTTTTTCTTGAATAAATCAAAAAAGCCCATTAGTTATTTTCCGTGTCAGTTTTCTTGGTCTTTTTGGGTTTGGGGGTTTCGGTGGGTGTGGCAGGTTCGGCAGGGGTATTTTCTGCGGTGTCTTGTGCCTGTTCGCTCACTTCGTCAGCTTTGGACGGTTCTTGGTCGGTGGCAGGTGGTTCATTTTCGGTGTTTTGGTTGTCATCTAACTGCCCAAACAAGTCGCCCGTGTCGCCATCATCGCTGTCGGTTTCGTCATATTCTTTGGCAAAGCCAAGCTGGATAAGGATTTTGGCTTGGGTGGTATTGATATCTTTAATGTCGCCTGTGCTGGCATTGGGGGCGGGTTTTAGGTATTTGATTTTCATTGGCTTACTCCTGTTTTTGTGTTTTGATACTCAATTCAATACCAAAACACAAAAACAGTCCTGTGATAGGACTGTTTTTGTCTGTGTATCACTTGCTTAGTCTTCGTACTTGATGGCAGCCGCCGCCATTGGACGGCATTTTGCCCAAGTAATAAAGCGTTCAGCACGAATGGCTTCTTTGTTTTCTTGGAACAAGTGTACAAGAGTTTTGTTAGGCATTGTGATGGTGGCTTCGGTGCTGTACGACACTTCCACTTGCCCTTCGTCTGCCAAATAAAATTCAGACGGCTTAATCAGCTCCACGATGTTGCTGGCACTTTCCGACTCAATGACAGGCAAGCCGTTTAAGGTTTTTTCGCCTGTCGGTGCTTGTAGCCCTGTAAAGACAGGAGCACCAAGCGGATTTGTCAGCTCCGCCCATTCGGACGCTCGTGTTTCGCTCATAATGTAGTGAGCCCCTGTCAAGGATAAATTTGCCTTGATAAACACTTGACGGAGCTTGGCAAGGTCGGCTTTGATTTGAGCTTCTTCGCTTCCTGTGGCATTGATAATAGTCGCTCCGTGCAATGACCCAGCAGGGCGAGTGGCATTTTGAGCCTCCCCGTCAATAAAGGTCAAGTCAAGTAGCAAGCGATTGGACTCAATCAAATCGTCCAAGATACGGCGGTCGCCATTAAACTTATTAAAACGGGAGAGTTCGTCCGTCAAAACGGCAATGCCAGCAACTTTGTGGCGTTTTAACTCCACGCTGTTAAAAGTGGCATTGGTAACAGGTTTTGGTTCGCCTTCGCCCACCCAAGCCGATGTTGCCCCTGTTGCCATACCTGCGATGGTAGCGTTAAAGTCGCCCGCTCGCATATATTTGGCGAGCTTGTCAATGATGGTTTGAGCTCTCAAAAGCTCAATAAATTCACTTGTCAGTGGACTGGTCGGTACAAGTACGCTTGAATTGCTGGTATCCATGACGGTTACCGATTTTTCAAGCTCGGCAATGACAATAGGGTGCATTCCTGCGGATTTGGCGATTTCAACGCTACTCACAAAGTCGCCTTTACTGGCAAGTTTGCTAGATAAGGCTTTGGCACGAGCCATTTGTGCAAAGCCGATACCTTTGGGCAAATTAGATTCTACTTGCACGCTTTTGGTCTGCTCTGGGTTTTGGGGGATTGGCTCGCCTTTGGCACTTGCCGCCGCTTGTTCTGGATTTTCACCACCGATTTCGGTAGGATTTGGGGCGGTTTCTACTGATTTAATCAGTTTTTGCAACCGCTGGGCATTTTTTTCAAGACGAGTAATGTCGTCTTCTAATGCTTTGATTTGGACTTCATCATCATCGCTTGGTGTGTGTCCGCTTACAACCGATTTGGTCATAATCTCGCCAATTTGCTTTTGTTTGGCGGTGATTGTGGCGTTGATTTGAGCCAGTTGTGCTTGGTAATTCATAAAAGTTTCACTCCGTTTGTGGGTAAAATTAAAGCAACCGCACCATGACTGGGGGTTGCTTTTGTGATTGTGGTTTGGGTTGATGGTGGCTGGATTGGGTTGGTTGGTGGATTTGGGGTTGGTTGCAGGGGCAAACTAAATGCCTCTTTGATTTGCTTAACGCTGGTAATGACCGCATCAGCGTTGGCAGGGATGGTAACGACCGATAATTCGTACCATTCCCATTCTTTAATGTGCAAGCCCCAAGAATTTTCAATATAGCTGTATTCTTTGATTTTAAAGCCAACAGACAAGCCCTTGATTAGTCCAGATTTAATGCTTTGCCACGCTTCATCAATGCGTTCTTTCAGCTTGCCTTCTTCGTCAATTTTGGCTATTTTGGCAGTAATTAAAATGCCACCTGCGGTAACTTCCGCTTGGGTAACTTCGCCAATAGGCTGACTGTGATTATGGTGCGATAATAGGGGGATTGGTAAAGTAAATTTTGCCCCCAAAGGCTCTAAAATGTCATCATCTCGGTCGGTGGATGGCGTGTTGGCGATGCCTGTGATGATGCGGTCATCATCGGTGTCGGTTACCGATTTAATTTGTAGGGTTGAGTAGGCTTTGGTCATGGGGTTTTCCAATAATTGATAAGCAAAAACCCTACCAATTGGCAGGGTTTTCTTGTTATTTATGGTTTAATATTTACCTTGATTTAAAAATTTAATCAACTTAGACAGCTCATTTTCAATATGGGCGATGACAACTTTATCGGCGATGTTTGGTTCTTGCATATTGATTGTGTCAATCAATTTATCTTGAATTAAGCCACAATACAATGAAATTCTAGTTTTTTCGTCAAA